TTCATTATTCGCCTTCAATTTCAGGTGCAACTTCTTCTTCTAAAGTTTCCTCCAAAGGAACTATTTTCTTTTCTTCTAAGCCTAATGTTTCTAAAGCCCATTTAACTATGAATGAATCATCGACTCCCCATTGCGCCACGATTGGCTCAGGGATTATTAGATTGCCTTCTTCAATCATCGGATTAAATTGGCTCATTAATTTAAAATACAAAGTTTGCTCAGGATTCTGAAGAGCGTAATTAACAACCTTGATTTCCACTCGGTCTGCTATTTCTCTTAATCCTTTAATTGGCTCGATAAATACTATCATATTAGTCTTTTATAAATATCTCTAATAACTGCGCTTTGGCTAACACGGTAAACGACTCTGAATCTTTTACAAATCCTTTTAAAGTTTCTTGGTCTGACTTGTCTAAATCTAAGACCTCGCCTTTAAATAATTTCTTTGCCCAATCCCAAAATTTAAGTGCATCTCCTTTAGATGCGGAGGCTAATGCGCCAGCTAACATTTTACCAGCGTTACCACCCTCAAATACTTGGTCATCAAGACCAATAAAGTCAAAGTTAAAATCTAATTTCATTTGGTTTTTTGTTTAGTTTACAATCATAAATAGCTATTATCCAAAATTTTACCAAAATGAATAAGTGCCATTTGAATTAACAACTATTTCAAATGTTGTATTTCTATATTTAGGCTCGTTATTTGCTCGGTTAATTGTGATGCCATCATAGGGATTATAATCTCCGCTTTTTGATACTATCAAATTTCCTTGATAATAAATTCTATAATAAATTCTTATGCCAAAATTAGTAGCATCTTGATAAGGGTAAGAAGTATTTAATGCACCATTTGTTGTATCTCTTGGCGGATTTACCACATAAATTACTTGAGTTGCAAAGAATTGTTGGTTAATAAATCCCATTGAATACTGCGGACTATAATTAGCCTGGTTATTAACTGAAAATGAATATGTCAATCCATTAACATCATTAGGAATACGATTATTAGTCGTTTGAAATATTGGTAAAAACGTATAATTATTTGCCCATATAGTCGTAATGTTTCCCGATTCAATCAAATTATTATTTACATAATTTTTATTTAATGTAACTCGCTTTCTTGGAACGGTAATATTAAGTGCATCGATAATTAAATTATCTTCAGGTCTTAAATTTTCATCTTGGCTTACCGTTGACATACGATAATATGTAATTGGTAAACTAAAAAATATATAAAATCCGTATTGCCCAACGGGAACGGTTACATTATCTTTTTGAGTAAAGACCGCAATATTAAAAGCAGAGCCTTGAGAAAATGTAAAGTAATCAGTATTATAATTTACTTGTACATCATCAACAACCCGAAAAGGAATAGGTAATTCAAACTCAATTCTTACTTTTGAATCATTTGTACTTGGGAAACTATTTATAGTTAAAATAGTCCCATTATAAATTAAATCCGTTGGCGCTGCATTATTATTTAAATTATTGCCATTAGAATAAGTTTGGTTATCTATTACCCTTGTAAATGAAAATATAGGAGTACTAAATACATAAGTTGAGACCGTATTACTTGTCGCATTATTGTTTAAAATACTACCACCATAAGCCGAAGCAAAGTTATTGTAATTGCCAACCGTAATTCCCCGAACTAAAAATTTAAAAGAAGCAAAGTATCCAGCTGGCAAGGAAGCGTTAGTTGTAAAAGTTACTGACCTACCATAAATATTTAAATCAAAAATATCAGGCTTAGTAATTAAACTCACATATTCAAAGCCACTTGCTAAGTCATCAAACATTGTAATTTGCCCCGAAGTCGCAGCGCCTAAAGTTCGCATAATAATCTCAACTTCTCCCGATTGATTTAGATTAAAAGCGCCAGGCATTGTCTTTGATAATGTCATTTGTGGATAGCCATATTGACAAGTGCCTGATTGATTTGCTGCCGCTTGTCCATTAGCATCTAACCATTGGTTACATAAATCAGTTGCCTGATTGTTTGCATTTGTATCCGCATCCGCTTGGCTTATTGTACTTGTGTAAGTAGCCGTAAAGAAAGGAGAATAAACCTCTTGGAATGAGCCTATTCCATAAGCATCGCAATCATTCTTTTGAATTGTCCGAACTAATCGTTTAGTGACCGAACTTGTAAACGTTGGAACTCCACCGACTCCCGTGTTTACAATATTTGAAGTCTTAGTTATTGTTTCGCCTCCGCCTTCAACGCTTGCAAAATTAGAGTAAGTTCCTTGAGTATTGGTAGTAACATATATCGTTATTACTGCCCCAAATCCTACGGGCAAAGAAGAAGTAAAGGTAGCCGTTACTTGTTGTCCTGATATGCTAAATCCCCAAGCTGGAGTATCTCTTTCGTACCTTACAAAAGATAATCCATTTGGAATGTAATCCCGAACTATTATATCTCCTGAGGAATTGACTTGACCATTGTTTGCAATCGTTAATCGATAAGCAAATTCAACTCCTGAGTTTACACTTGTAGGCGCAGTCTTTGAAATCGTTATGTAAGGCGCTGGGACATTACACCTTTGGCAATAAAGATACCATTCAGTCGGGAATACCGTTGGAAGATTGCCATCGGGTCTTGGAGTATAAAATTGATTTAATGGGATTGTTTGCCCACTTGAATTTTGAAGTTGACCAAGTTCAGCAACGGAAATGGAGATAGTAGGATTGACCAACGATTCGCCAGTTATCTCATTATAGACCTGAGTAAAGGTCATCTCTCCATCTGCTTGTAATGGCATTACTTAGAAGCTAAAAGTATCTCTAAATTCTCAATCTTTGCTTTTTGTTCTTTTACTGCCTCGATTAAAACGGGAATAATTTGATTGTAAGAAACTCCTTTAATACCATCGTTACCAGTACTAACGGCATACGGAAGTATTTTTTCAACCTCTTGAGCAATTACCCCATATTGATGCGAATCATCTGACTTCCATTGATATGAATAGCCATTTAATTCCATTAATTTATCCGTAGGATTATTAATTATTTCTAAATTCTTTTTTAACCTTATATCAGAATTAGCAGTAATATTTGAAGTAGCGTAAATTGCTCCATTAACATAAAGCCTATATCCTGGGTCTGAAGCAGTTCCAATTGTTACATTCCCGTTATTATGTATCCTCATTCTTTCGGCACTATTTATCCAAAATGCTAAAGGAGTTGCAAAACCAGTCGCAGTCGAATCACAACCAATCCAACCTACATTACCATCGTGATTTAATAATGTAAAATTTTCATTGCCAGCCGCATAAATACCAAATCCAGCATAAACGGTTGATGAATTTGATTTAATATTTACTCTTCCATAAGGAGCAGTTGTCATACCAATAGATAATGCACCAGCAGAAGTAATTCGCATACGTTCAGAAGCACTAAAATTAGAATTAGTATTACTGGTTCTAAAAATTATATTATTGTTTGACGCTGTTGAACTACCTAAGCAATCAATATATAAAGAATCACTTGAACCAAAGCTATTTTCTTGCCCATTAATTCCTTTAATAATTAAAGCAGCTGATGTTGCATTAAGTACAAGTGTTGGTGTCCACCCTGCTGAACTAGTTACCGTACTTGTTCCAATTCCAACATTACCAGCAGAAGTGATACGCATACGGTAATTTCCATTTGTACCAAAATCTAATTGACTATTTACCCCACTTTCAATCCAAGCATATTCAGTTGCAGCAGAATTACTTCTAAATGAAATTACTGAAGCATTATCTGCATTATTTCTACCAATTGAATATAAAGTATAACCACTTGAATTTCCAACTACACTTAATGGAGCGCCTGGAGAAGAAGTTCCAATTCCTAATCGCCCATTTGTATTATCCCAAAAATGATTTGCAGAACCAGCAATGCTACCACTTCCATTCCAATATGCTACATGACCACTTGTACCCGTACCCGTAACTGGATTAGTTAAAACCGCCTGATATTGAGGAATATTTAAAACACCCGTTGTAGAATTATAAGTACTTGCCCCCGAAGTTCCAGTTGTAGTTAAGGAAATTAATGCTCTTATGCTTGCATCAGTATAAACCGTACCTGAATATGTAATTACACCAGTTGTGTTATTATAACTAATTCCCGTTCCAGCTGAAATTAATGCTCGCACACTTGCATCTGTGTAAACCGTTCCTGAATAACTAATCGCACCCGTAGTGTTATTATAAGTAATTCCCGTGCCTCCACTTAATGAAGTCAAAGAAATACCACCTAACCCAGCAAGAGTGTAATTTGGTACGTTTATTACTCCCGTTGTATTGTTGTAGGTAGATGCGCCACTCGTTCCCGTAGTTGTCATTGAAATCAATGCCCTAACTGAAGCATCAGTATAAACCGTGCCACTATAAGAAATTGCTCCCGTAGTCGAGTTGTAACTGATACCCGTTGAGCCACTTAACAAAGCACGAATTGAAGCATCGGTATAAACCGTCCCCGAATACGAAATAACACCCGTCGTTGAATTATAAGAAATGCCCGAAGTTCCCGATAAGAAAGTAGCACTAATTCCACCAAGACCAGCAAGCGTGTAAGTAGGCACATTTAAGACACCCGTTCCGCTTGAGTAAGTAGATGCGCCTGAGTTACCCGTAACCGTTAAGCTAATAGCACCTCTCGCTCTTGCATCGGTAAAATACTTATTTGTTGGAGTTGCAAGTTCTTGAATGTCATCCGTATCTAAGACAACCGTTCCAACTAATCCGTTTACCGAAATTACTGCTCCACCAATCGCAGCTTGCAATTCAGCAATAGTCTTTTTAAATAGTTGCCCCGTAGTTGCATCACCAATACCAAAAATATCGGTAGATAAAATTGCAGTCTTTGAGACTAATTGGTTTATTTTCTTATTTGCCATTTCTTAACTTGGATATGTAAAGTCGGTTGGTATTTGACACCTATTTGAAAGCATCGGATAAATAATTGATATATCAGCCTTAACTCCAGCCAAATAATCTTTCTCGTTTTCAGTAAAAAATTCTAAGGTAATTCCTTCGCCAATTTCCCAATTAAAATTTGGATGCTTGCACATCGAAATAATATCTTGGCAGATTAGTAATTGGTCAGACAAAACCTCCGTTTCGTTAGTTTCATCTTGTAGTTGCCTATCAAGAAAGAATAAACTAAATGACATAGTCAATTCTTTGCCGTTTATTTGGCTTCCAGTCAACGAATAAAACATCGATGGGTAAACATTATCAGGCTGAGAAAGGAACTCCCACACATCGCCAAAATAGACCGTATTAATTTGGTCGTGGCTTTGGGCAATATCCCTTATCAGCTTGATTGTTTGATTTAATGTCAGTTGTTTTATTGCCATTTGTTGTTAAATAAACAATTAGTTTGTTTATGTTTTTGGTTGAGAATGCTTTTGGCATATTAATAATTATAATTTTTTTTGCTCTTTAAAACGTGTTGAGGATAACTCATTCCAAACAAACTATTTTCATCGCCTAAAAATATGCTTGACTGATAACCATCTTTCTCAGGATACATCGTATCGATGCCCGTGCCAGGATTGATATATTCAGGGAATAAGTTTGTCGTGCTTACCTCTTGCAAATACTTAATCATTCTTTGCTTATAAAATTCAGCTCTTGAACGATAACGATTAGCTACATCGATTAAATCTTGCATATTAGGCTGGTCGCTATTATCCGAAGTCTTACGAACTAAACCTTTGTTGTAAAACTGAAAAGATAAGCCAACTGGTAACTCAGATAAAACGTAGTAAACAAGCGCATCAGTAACATAGTCATTTAATAAAGCCGTTTCAAGGTTGCTTAAAGTATTATTTTCAATACCCGTTTGAAGCTTCACATATAAAGCCGTTCCTAAAGCTGGCAAGATATACATATCCTGAGCCGTTTTAATCTCAGGCATTATTAATTTGTCATCAATATTAGAATGAATTGCCGTTCTTTCCTTGATTGCGTTTGCTCCTATAAATAATGTATTCTTCATATTATCCTTTCTTAATTACTGTCTGAGCATAGAAAATATGCCTACAACTTGGGGAATGTTGACCGTTTGGCTTAGTCCACCAACCGCCTCGCCTATCAAATACGCTATATCCTAATCGTGCTGAAATAGTTTCAATTTCTGCTCTTGAATATAACCTATCTAACTGCATTAATCGTCTACAAAAAGCACGGCTTGGATGTGCTGGAGTATCTCTTTCGCTACTTGGGATATCGCTTCTCCACTCATAAGAATACCTAACCATAAAACTTGTAGTTGTTGGCTTTGGCGCATTTAATTCCGATAATGGCTTTGATAATTTTCTTTCCGTAATTCCTCTCGAAACTGAACTTCCGATTATACCTCGTTTTTCTAATCCATCTAAAATTCTGCCAATAATAATAATGTCTACCCCAAGAGTTCCAGCAATTACTTCAGGAGTTATTCTTTTATCTTTTTGGATTAAGTCTAACATATTAGATTCTAATCCCGATAATACTTCCTCAGCAAATTCTAAATGAAATTTTTCTTCTTCTTCATTTACGACCGAACTAAAAACCTCTTTTGATTTAAAAATTACATAATCATTTTTAGGAACTCCAAATTCAGAAAATAAATTAACTACCTCATCCTCACTAAATTCTACTTTTGATTGTTGTATTTCTACGGGTGCTACCTCAGGAACTATTTCAGCTTCTTGATATTGAGTCATATCAATACCTAACTTTTCAAGTATCCATTGCTTAGGAGCAACTTGTAAAATAATTGACTCGCTAAATTCTATGCCAATCGGCTCGACTGGTACGATTTGGAGTTCTGAATTAGCACCGTGTAATTTGGCAAGTAAACTGAATACTTGCTCAAGAAATATTTGCTTATCATTGACATAAGTATTTTTAAATATCTCATAAGAATCACGCATTTGTTGGCGAGTTCCTAATTGACCTGGAGTTGAAATACCGAATAAATCGGGAGCAGTAATTTGATGCCCAGCAAAGATATTTTGCTGAATCATTTTATCTACATTACCAAAATCTTCTTTTGTAATATCACTTGCTCCTAAATCTTCAATGACTGGCTTTCTTGAAGCATCATTTACAAATGAAAGTATAAACTTCTTGCCATCACTTCCCGTAAATCTATCGGTAAACTTACGCTCAATTTGGCGCTTCTCATCATCCGATGGCTCGCCATTTGGTAACGTGATTAATTTGCTTGCACTAAATCCAGTTTGAGCATTACCTAAAACGTGCTTAGATATTTCAATATCCGATTCAACATAGTTTAAAGCACCGAAATAACCTGGCAATGCATAAGCATTTAAGTTAGGGCGATACTCCTTTAAATACATTATTTGAGTGCCTTGTCGTAACTGAGAATTAAACCCGTTAAAGACCTCCCTTTTGTACTTCCTATCTTCCCAATTCTCCGAAAACCAAAACTGAGTATTATCAGCATTTGTACGAATCTTAGTATAATCAACGTGATAAACCTCAGCAAGATTTTCCCCCGTTACACTCCATATAATTTGCAAGTAAGCGCCTCCAAATAATTCAATATCAATAGATGCCTTTCTTAAAACTTCGGTCAACGACTCCACTCGGTTAGCTTGTGCGATGAATTGTTCACCAATAGGGTCAGTACCCTCTTTGATTTTGAAGCCGTTCCCAGTTATGTAGTTGACCTTACCTTTAATTATCGCATTATGCTTGGCAGACTTATTAAATAAATCGACCAAGTAATTAGGATAATCATTCTTTTTCCCGAACTCAATGTATCCTTCGCCTTCGCCTTTCTTCTCCCGATATTCAGGTTGTCTTGCCTCCGCAAAAGTTAAAACCATTAATTGATTGCTCATATATCTCGTACTTTATACGTATTTGTTTGGTTGCTATATGTTGTAAAACTGAATTGACTTGTATCGTTTAATGTCGCTTGTCCACTTTCAACCATTGAAGTCGCTTGCGATGGGATTAAATTAGAAGTTGAAGTTTGCTCATAAATCTGATAAGACCATTCGCCAGGTAATTTAGTTGCAAAATAAGAACTTACCGTTATATTAAAAGCATTAAATCTTTCCTTATAAGCAGATAAATCGGCATTGTTTAAAATCACGAATGCCACCGTTTCGTTTGTATTTCTTGACTTAAAATAGAATAACCAATTAGGCGAAGTAAGAGTTGCCTTCTCGCTTAATGTTAATATAATTTTGTTGACTTGACCTTTGATTAAATGTATCATCAAATATAAATAGCATTACCAAAATTTCTTATATAAAAAAAGGGGAAGCATCTGCCCCCCCCTTACCCGTCAACCAAACGACTATCTTAAGCGCCTGGAGTAGTCAAGGCAGTAAATACCCCTGATGCTACCGTTGGCGCTAATTCCTTCTCTTGTGATGAGAAAGTCAATGTGTAACCTGAACGGTCACCTTGAGCAGTTCCAGTTGCACCGTTACCACCCGTTAAGTTAATACCTTGAACACGACCTAAAAGCCATGTATTATCGTTATTGTCTTTTACAACACATAACAAGGTATTTTGAGCCAACAAAAGAATTTCATTTCTTGTATTAACTTGTAATTTGTTCAATACTATCGATAATTCTTGAGCATAGAAAACCGTACCATTTTGCACATTAGCATTAATGTTTTCAGTCAAAGAAGCAGTACCTGGAACTAATTCATATTTATAGAATCTTTTACCAGCCACTTTAGTCAATGCAGATACCGAACCCGAAGCAACGGTAATAGCACTAATATTTCCCTTTTCAATGAAATACACTTCTGTAATCCCACCTAATGAATCACGACAATCTAAAGAATATCCTTGAGTTAAAGCACACGGCATAATTATTTTTCTTTAAAGTGTTAAAATTAGGGGAGTCGCATCCAAGCGATACTCCCCGAACTTATTTGTAAGATTATTAAGCTAAGATGAAATCAACCATCTCATCAGGGAATGCAAACTGCACACCGAATTTAAACGCTGCCATGAACTTAATGTTCATTGCATAAGGGTCATGCAATAATTCAAATTGCTCTTCTTCGTTCAATAAGTCAGTACCGATGAACAAGTTAGAAACACGACCAGCGTATATCTTAGAAGTTCCGTTCAAACCTTGAACTGCGATAACTTTGATTGTAGTTCCTGGCAAAGTTAATTCTCCAGTAGCTTGACCATCAAAAGTATAGTTGAATAAATTTGAATTTTTTAATGCGATAGTGTAAGTACGGAATACATCGTTTCCTACAAAAATAGCAACGTCATCCTTATCAACTATTGAAGCTGGAATTGCTTTGTAAACTGCATCTAAAACCGCAACAACAACACCACTTGTAATACCAGCAGAAGCAGCCAAAGGAGTTCCGTAGAAAGTAGTAGTGTTTGCGTGAATAACTGAAGCAGAAGCGGCAGCAACTAACTTAGCAAAACCATCAAACTTGTTCAAGTTACCATTTGCCGAAGCAGTATCTCCTTGCCAAATTGCAGTTTCTAATTGAGAAGCAATTCTTGCAGATTTCTTAGCAGTATAATCAGCAGCGAATGCGATTGAATCATACATAGAACCAGCAGATAATGCTTTTTGTAAATATTTAGACTCTAATCCTTTTGGACAAAGCGCCTCTTGTACTTTAATTTTACCAACCGTTACACTACGCTGAGTGAAAGTAGTTGTACCTGATGCGTTGAAACCGCAATCGCTATCATCTTGAAAGAAAGCATCAGTATCCATGATACCAATTTTCTCTGAAGATTTTACTCCAACTAAAACGTTTCCTTGAGATTTAATCAAAGTAGCAGTTTTAGAGCCAAGAACTGAAGATGTTACTAATAAAGCTTCGTTTTCTTTGGCGTAATCCGTTAATGTACTTACAACAAATGCCATAATTTTTCTTTTTTAAAATTTTTAATTTAAAGTTTTAACTCTTTCCAAGAATCGCTCTATTTTGTCAGCCTTAGGCTCAACGATTCTAAAATTGTTTTTTGGATTTTGGATTGGGTCAGCAACTGGAGTCTTAGAAAATCCTTCCAATACGCTTAACATTTCACTAAATCCTTGATTAAATTTGCTTTCTAATTCTCCTAATTTGCTTTTTAATGCCTCATTCTCGGCTTGCAAATAAGTGATAGTTGCATTCATTTCATCAAATTGAGAATCCACTTCCATTTCCATAGGAGCTTCTTCTGAAGTTGGTGCTTCGGCTTGTGGAGTTTCAATTCCTTCAACCTTACCGCCAACAACGGTCATCATAGTACCATCAGCAAGTTCATACTCTCCATCGGGAGCAGAAACTGAGTTACCTGAATCGTCAACAAGCATAGCATCTGCGCCAATCTCTAATGCTGATAAGTCAATCTTACTACCATCTTTTAGGTCGTAAGTTTCGAATACCAATTGAGTCGCTGGCTCAGGTGCAATTTCTTCAGTTTGTTGAACGGCATTATCCGCTAACATAACTTTAATTTTTTCAATTGCTTCTGAAACGTTCATAAATTGTTTTTACTATTGTTTGATTATAAATACTGATTAATTAATACTTTATCGTTTAGACTTGTTCTAAAATCGAACATATCTCTGACCATAGCGATTCCTCTACGCTCATAGGTTGCTTTTCTTTCTTATAATTAAAGATACCTTCGACACTAAATCCTTTAAACTCGCCCGATTTAATCTTATTCCAAACCGATTCGTTTTCTACTTTAAAACTACCAAACCAAGAGCCTTCAGGTGCATCCTCAAATCCTTTCATTGCCATTACTCCCCTTGAAGAATCCACGATAAACGATTCATACATTGTTACCCCTTCAACTGCCAAAGCCTCATCGTGCATCAAGTTTACGTTTGACTGATAACCTTTCTTAAAGAACTTTTGTGCTATCTTTTCAATCGTATCTTTAGTAAACGTAACATAATACTCGCCATTTTGGTCATTACGATAAATAGGAGTATCGGCTAACATTAAAGCGCCTGAAACAATTCTCCTATCTTCGGACTGAATAACGAATTTAGCCTTGTCTTCTTTAAACTTTAAGAAATCTCTTTCGATTGCTGGTCTATCCACCAAAGCAACGAAGTCAACCTCGACATCGTCGTTTAAATCTTCACTAATTTCAAGTTGGTAAATTGGTAATTTCATATTATTTGTTTTTAAATTCTTGCAGAGTTTTCAATTCTCCGTATTCTCTTTTGACTTCCCGTAATATCTGACTCTACAACGTATGCCCTTGCGTTTACATTACCTATTGCATTGATTGAAGTTTGGTCTAATGAAGTAGGTGCATTAGGAGTAAAACTTGGAGGTACTGGCGCTGCGGATAGTCTTGCTCCGCCTCCGCCTCCACTTGTATCACTAACTCCAGGCATACTTGGCAAAGGAGTATTAATAATTGAATTTACGGTTAATAAACCTTGTGCAATGGTCGCTGCCGCTGCAATAAAGTTAAACGGCGCTGGGTAATCTTTTAATGCTCTTGATGCTCCGACATAAGTATTAATAGTAGCATCTGCAATACCTAATGCTTTTCCAGCGACCGTACCTTCTCCAGCTAATTGCATACCAGTGCGAAGTGCATTACTTACTATACCTAATTTTTCATCTTGTTTTCTTCTTTCAAGTTCTATTTCAAACTTAGCGTTTTCTTTTACAGACTTATCCATTGCATTATTTACTAATGCAAGAACTTTAGGCTTATTATTTTGTATTACATCAAATATATTTTTAACATCTTTTAATTCCTTAACCTCGACTTTACTTGAGTCTCTTTTAATTTGGTCAATTTCATCATTTGCTTTTTTCGTTAAAAATACTTTTAATCTTTCATTATCAGAAAATAGCGATAAATCGGTTTCGAGTTGTTGCTTAATTTTGACAATCTTTTTATCTTCTTCAGATAAGCCAGCTTCCGCAAGTTCATTTATTCTTGTAATTCGTGATAATTCATTTGCTAATTCTTTATCAATCCGTTCAGCTTGCTTTTTTAAATACTCATCATCCCCTTTTTTTTGTGTAGCTAAAACTGATTTTTTATAATTACCCTCAATGACAACTAACTCATTTTTTAAATCTTTTTCTTGTTTTATTTCTTCATCTTTTAATTTTTTGCCATTTTTCTTTTTTACTTCTAAAACATTTAAATCTTCTTGAACTATTTGCTTTCTTAATTTAGATAATTTTCCTTCTTCTACACCTTGCGATTCAAGTGCTTTTAATTCTCTTTCATATTGCTCTTTACGACTTTTGGAATTTTTAGTAAATAATTCAAGCGCCCTATCTGATTCAGAAGTGATACCAATAAAATCGGTAACTTTATCCACTATTTTTCCTATTGTATCTCCTAATCCAGATAATCCAGGTATTAATTTTAATACAGCATCCCTAACTTTGTCAAAGTTTGCAATCAATAAACCTAATCCGATTGCTAATGCACCAATTCCCGAAGCAATTAATGCACCTCTTAATGTAGTAAATGCTTGTAAAACCTGAGTTTTAATTACTAATGCTAAGTTTTTAAATCCATCTATTGAGCCTAAGATAGTATTTAAGCCTTCAGAAAATGCTAATGCACCTTGTACCTTAAGTAGTTGCTTTTGAACGTTCTCAGATTCAACTCCGAATAAAGCTAATGCACCTTGCGCTCCAGCAAATGCGCCCGCAACTCCTTGAATAGATTGCCCAAATGCTTTAAATTTAGCATCAGGATTAAACGCATCAATGGTCGCTTTGGCATCTCCAATACGGTCTTTTAATTCGGCTGCTCTTTTGGCTGCGTTTGCTATTTCTTTAGCACTTGCGCCAGCAGTATTTTGTAACCTTGCTAATTCTTGTACCGATTCCCTTAATTGCGACCTTAAACTTCGTGTATCTGCAACTAAATCAATACCAACCTTTGCGTTTTCAGCCATCTCTTAATTTTAATAAAATAATTCAATTACTCTTAACAATTCACATTTGGTTGTTTGGGGAATGCTTGGATTAAAATCAACTACTTTATTTAACCTCCATAATGCGCCATCAATATAAATCAGTTGAGCAAAGTCAAGTGAATAAATATCTTGTACGGTTAAATATAAATAGCAACTTAATAGCTTACTATCTTTGTTTATTATTTCAGCTAAATATTCATCCCACCAAGAATTAAATAAATTAGCCGTAGGGTAAGGATTTAATAAAGTAAAATAAAATTCATTTGGGACTCCAAAATTAATGTCAAGCGTTGGAAGTTCAGGGTCATCTAAATGCCCAGCATATCCGTAACTTTCAACATCGTTTAGTAAATTACCACCTGGAGCAGTTCCCGTTCCATTATAGTAATCTTTGATTTTATATCTATTTGTGTTTGGAGTAGGTAAACTAATTTTTTTAAAGAACATAATACGAACATTGTTGTCTTTACGTTCTTCAGTGCCATTGCTTTCTTTAAATAAGTTTGCCCTTAATTTTATATCCTCCGTGCTTTTAGTCAATACGCTTGGACTAAATATTACTTTTACTTCCGTTCTATCCTCAGCAAATTGAAATCCAGTATCTTCTTTTCTATCGCCATAAGATTCATTGTATTTTTTAAAATATGCTTCATTATAAAAATCGTCATCCTCAGTATAAACGTAATCGTAATACCTTGCATTTAATTCCGACATTGGTTTAATAGAAATCTCTTTTGAATAGTCGACTTTATTTGACCAATCAATTGAAGAAGCAACTGGGTCAGATAACAAAAGTAAACCCGTAGCATCTCCAGTTTCTCCGTGTAATAACAACTCGCCAACATCATTTACTTTTAAAAACCCAGCGCCTTTACGATAAAATTCTATGTATGGTTCTATTAATAAATGAGTGGTTAATAATGGGTCTTCGTAAACATATAAATTAAACATTCGACAAATCGAAGCAAAGAAATCTTTTTGTTGGATTCCTTTAGGCAAACAATTCCCCATAGATATTAAATCTCCCTCAGTTGCTAAACCAACTTGAGCATAATCGGATTCAAATGCTAATTTAAAATCTATTGGGCATAATGTTGAATATGCAACTCCAGTATAAAATATTACTTGAACTTGAATAGTATCATTTGCATTTAATGAAAAATCAACAATCCAATCAATAGGAATATTTTGATTGTCAACATTTGGAGCAAATGATTCGGTTACAATTGTTGTACCTGATTTTTTTAAATTTACGGTAAATGTACCTGAACTTGATAAATTAAGCCATCCAGTAAGTTTTATTTTTCCAAGAGTTCCATTTGTTCCTTCAAATGTATAAGTAGCATAATCTGCCGTAGTAAATAAAACAATATTTGGATTTAAATTAAATGTAATTAAATCCGTTTTACCTACATCACTTCCACTTTCAACACAAATTGTAGATTCAACAATCAATAAATCCTTAGTCAATTGCTCAAGATTGCCTTTATTATTTGGAATGATTAAACTCCTAAAATAAGGAGTGTCAAAAAAAGCAGAAGTATAAGTGTACCCTGAGAAATCAATTATTTTATCTATTAATTCATGAACGAAAAACGCTGGTCTAAAAGCATTTAAATGCCAATCCTTTCCTCCGCCAGTATCAGGATGCTTGCATAAACCGTAATCAATTAATGGGTAAACGATACCTAAACCACTTGCTACACCTGAAGCAGTCCAAGAATTAACAACATTTTCAGCAGTCCATTCCTCATCATAATCCGAGAAATGCTCTAACATATCAGCGTCATTCAATAGCTTATTACCTATTGCGGAGGCAAATCCTCCTAACTCCCCAAATACTGCGCACTGATATTCTATTACTCCGTTCTGAATGGTTATCTCCAAAAGGCGAAGAACTCCCTTAAAAACTTGTATCTTATTGACAAATATCTGACAATTTGCTTGCTTGGTCGGGTCAAAATTATAGCCAACATTTGGTTCATCAGGGTTACTAATACCGTAATTATTACCGCTGGTAAAATTATAAATATGACCAAACACTTTATTATTGTTTGCGTTACCAGGTATGTTAATCGTTTTTGAATAGTTCGTATTCCTCGAAGAAAAGTCTTTAATGTCATCTATTGCGTAGTTTAGTTCTGCTCCTAAATCCTCGAATAAGTCGAGTCTTTGTTGTTCAATTATTATTTCGGTTATCATTATCTAAATTGACTAAATTGTTTTTGCCCTAAATCAAATTGCAATTGGTAGTTAAATATTTTATCCGAAGTGCTAACCTTCTCTTGCCAATTTGTATCCTTCATAACAATAGGGTAATAGTTGCTCGTGCCTCCATTAATTAAATGTAAATAAACCTCGTTAGAAGCAAGCAATTCAGAGCCAAGTGCATAATCTACTGCCGATACATAATCACTTGTTACAAGGTAACTCCAATCGATTTGAGTGGCTAATGCTTGCACCCCTCCATAATGAACTCCCGAACTATTTTTAAAAGCCATTGAAGTTCCACTTCTTTGATATTCAGCAGTTTGATAAGTTGTTCTTTTAAAATTCTTTTGTTGGCGATTAAGTAACCTAAAACCAAAAGTGTCATATCCTCCAAATTGATTTTGAAATACTAAATTAACTGGGGTAAATCTTGGAGCGCATACTTGTTTAATAGTCATTGTATCTGAGCCAATCGTTACCTTATAACCATACGTTGCATCGGTAATAAATGAAGTTCCTAAATAAGTATTTATTGCCGTAGGACTTAAATCTAAAAGCAATGATGAAAGACTTGATAACGTTCCGCCCGTTGATGAACTTCCGCTATTACTTCCATCCTCATTTATCTTTTGAATCGTTGCCGTTACTGCTGATAAGTTGGCATTAAAATAAGTAATAAAAAACTTCTCTCCACTTTTTACTTCGCCAGCAGTCCTATCCCTTGTCGTTAAAAACTTATTTGTATAAGTTGAAATTGAATCCCTAAATGGATTTAAAGAATAGTTCCATCCCTTAGCCGTTGCCGAAGTTAAGTTTGCATAGGTTGTATTTCCGTATTCTTCTCCGAATAAAATAGTATAGTCGACGAATAGGAATGACCCAGCATATTGTAAGACTGAACTTCCTGATGGGTTAAAACCGCTTCCAAGATAATTTCTGATAATGGGAGCGACATCAAGTACACCATAGTTTCCTGAGTCGGGATAATTTTTAAGTGTGGCAACGGTTGCGCTACTAACTTGTATATCAAATACATATTTAAAAGAGGATTGTGCTACATTGGTTGAAGAAACTATATGCCATAAACTATCGTGAGCCGATGTGTATGAACCTGGTACTGATTCGCTTGTAATTGCCATTATTTCTTAAATGTTTGTGTAATCGTTAATGCTATATCTTGTCCTAATGCTTGCGCTAATTTTGCTTGAAATTCTTGTCCAAATGCTTTATCCAAATTGTCTTCAAAAAACCCTACTCTACCTATGCCTTTTTTCTTAATATTCTTAGCAGTATTGGTTGCTAATTGTCTTAATTTAATTTTAGGGTCAGCAACGTTGGAAATCGTTTTTCTTTTTATTTGCAACGGACTTAATCCCTTTCGTTGGTCTTCTGTTCTAATATAATTCTTATGCCTTAAATACCATTGAAGAATTGCCTCCACCATATTTTTAGAAACGCTTAACGTTCTAAATTTATAAGGCGAATTTGGTTGACCGCTTTTTATTCCCTTTACTCCTTTATTTTGAAAATCATAATATTCTGATGCTGGGTTTGTTTTATCATATCCAATAGTCAAAGAATATTTATTTCCCGATTTCTCAGTAAATGAAAAGTCAATATCATTTAAGTTTCCTTTATCAATTTTTTTCTTTTGATTAATTCTTTGTTTGGCTAATCCAATAAATTTTTCAGCAGCATCTTTCATGACCTTTTCAACTGCATTTAATTTAAATGCACCTTGCCTTTCTATTCCACCTACATCAAAATTTTCCCCTAATGATTCTTGTGCTTTAAGAATGCTTGCCATATATCTTTTTCATTTGCTCTGCATCAAAGCTATTCTTAGCCTTGATATAACTTAAATCATTTAATGCTTGAATCGTTGGCAATTCAAAAGCATCTGCTAAATTTATTCTTTCGTGTTCGGCAATGATGGTAGCCTGGTAAATCCATCCATAACGTTGCATAAAGCCATTATCGTTACCTCTGCTTCCAATTTGTCCATCCCGTTCTTCATCAACTCCTCTTTCAAATAATCCTTTAAACTCGTTATCGATTCGCTGAATACTTGACAAAAAAAAACCACACTCCCATAAACCGATTCAAAGCTTGCTGATAATAAGTCCTCAGCATATTCCTCATGCTTGCTTGCATCATACTTGGCTACTTTCCAACCTCGCCAGGTCAACTTCATAGGCATAACCATTGAAGCTGCAATCTTATGCAAATTGTTTATAATATCATCCCCAAAGAATTTAGTTTCTAAATACCTTGAATAAGGGATATTTCGAATATCATAAACGCACCTATATCTTTTTTTACCAATCTTAATAATATCGCTTGGCTTTGGTATGGGTGCTGACTCAGTAATAAATGTAATCTTTTTTAACTGCTCGTTTAATTCTTTAATACTTAGAGAATCAATTTGTGCTTCCGTTTGGTAAGTTAAAATCTCCAATGACTTTACTGCAATATCCAACTCGGTTAAACCTTCCCTTTTTACAAGCAAGTTTTGAATTTGTTGCCATTGCCATACCGTGACATCTTTCCAGTTCATATTTATAAATAGCTAATTAAACAAAGTTGTATCTGCCCGTTCCTGACTTAAAATCAAACTTGCGCCACGCTAATGCTAATGCACATACGCAGTCATCAGTAAACCCAGTCGGTGCTGAATACTTTACTCCGTGTGATGTATATTGATATTCAAAAACTTCTAATTCATTTTTAATCATTCCTTCGGGATAATGTACTCGTTCCTGATGAATTGCCACTTGAAGACCTAACATTAATTCTTGCTTGCTTGTAGTTGTAAATTTAAAGCCTTCTATGTCCATCCCTTCCCGTTGTAATTGTTCGACTATTGGGTCGCCTACTCCAGTACTATCAATTAACATTGGTGCTTTTGGTAAATTGCGGATTATGTTTTGAGTGCTTGCCCAATCTTTTTGGAATCGGTCATAGTAAGCCACATTACCACTATTATCTAAACCGATAATGACAGTCCAATCTGAATACTTTGCCAAATCGACTCCGTAACATTTAACAATATTAGCAGATAAGTCCGATGTACACTTACGAATTGCCTCACTTCCGAATGGATTTGCAGCGTTCTCTGCTGGGTTAGCCATGTATTCTTGTTCGAATACTACTGGAATAGCTGATGCTTTAATTGAATCGACTTCGGAATTTGCAATATAAGGGTTATCGTAAGTCGAATATTTAAACGATTCCCATTCTCCGTTTGCTTCTAATCCTTTTAAATATAAAGAATAGAAATAATTCTTGCCTCTCGGAGTCGATAGGAATAGCGCCTTGCCTTTATAATCGGTTAAGGTAGGTCTTATAGCATTATTCCAACCGTTCTCTAAATCAGGGATATATGAAGCCTCATCGATAATCACATAATGAAACCGCATACCTCGAAGATTGTCTAATCTTTCGCCCGTATAAAATCGAATGACTCCACCAGTAGCCAATTTAAAAGTTAAATCTGATATGTTAGAAGTTGCTACTTCGGGCGGAAGTATTAAAGCAATATCATCAAAAAAGACTTTAGCTAATTTGTAGGTCGGAGTTATGTAAGCTACTGACTTTCCTTGTAATGCCTCTACGCAAGTAATGACCTGGCTAATCAATGACTTGCCAAATCTTCGCCCGCACATAAGCACTCTAAACCTCGCCTTGCTCTGTAATACTTTTTTCTGCGCCTCGTGTGGAGTCGGTAGGATAATCTCCATTGGCAAATTTTATAGTTATTTCAGTATCTTGTTTTATATCAGCCGATTCTTTAGGCTTTCCAAATACTCTACTTAATAAAGTTTCTATTGAATATAATGAACCGTTCTTTAAAGATTTATTCATTGCCCCAGCGATTGTCTTTTCTAATATTGAACTTTCAGGATTATCAAATATCTCTTTAAGTTGTTCAATATTCATAGCAAGCATTTTACGAATTGTAATACCAATCTCGGTCATATTATAACCCGATTCTTTTAACAAAGTAACGTACTTCTTTGGTCGACCATTTGGATTGCCTGATTGACCTTTCTTGAAACTTACTAAATTTTGTTCATTTGCCATTTTGTTTTACATATTTTTTTATATATTTGGTAATCAATGCGATAATAGTGTAATGGTAGCACACTTGGCAACCAGTCAAGAAGGGGAGTTCGATTCTACCTTATCGCTCAAATTTTTAGGAAAAGGTTTTTTTAAATTATTACAAATTTCAATTAAACTTTTATCTAATGGGTAAACATATTTATGTTTGCCAGCCTTTTTTCTTTTGGGTAATGTTTTAAAATCGATTGCCCAATTATATCTTCCTCTATCATGTTTCCAAGTTCCATTTAAAAAATATTCAGTTCCACTACTTTCAATATTTTCTATATAAATCCAATTCGTTGCTTGATAAATAATCCCATTATGATTTTGTCCTTTGTCTGCATAACTAAATAACATTTTTACGGTTGGACATTCTTTTTTTATTAGTTTAATTGCAATAGATAAAACCTTACTTGTAGAAGATTGTTTTCCATTTAAAGCCATTCTATTTAATTCTAAATATTGACCATTTCTTAAATTAAATTTTGTTGGCATATTAACTGAAGCGCCACCTCCAAATAAAACCACTCCGCAAAAATCATTATTATTATTAAAAACCGAATATCCTATTGAATAAGTAGGTACTGCTTTTGCATAATGGTAATTTAAACAAGCAAATTTAATCGCTTTATTTGATGCTTTTTCTAATCTCATATTTCGCCTGCTGAAACTGAAAAATAAGCCCCTTTATATTTCCTATCAATTAATTCTCTAATATCATTTTCGGCTTGTTGTAATTGCTCTACACTTTCAAAAGTTATTTTCATTGTAGCTGGATTGTTTTTATCTTCTCCAATCAATTCATCTGCATCAGGCTCAATTACAAAATTTGGTATATCTAATCCCCACTCAACTAATTCTTCAGCATCCCATTCGTTTGCAAGCATATCCCAATCCCACTCTCCGTACCCAACATTATCTTTAATAATAAATGCCTTTTGTTGGTCCTCGTTTAAATCACTTGCTTTTATTATAGGTACTTCTTTTAGTCCAGCTTCCTTGCAAGCCTTCAATCGCATATTGCCACCAAGCACTATCATATCATCATTTACGACAATAGGTCTTAAGGATAGCATCTGAGGAAATTCCTTAATTGATGCTACCAACTTTTTAAATTTGTCATCCTTGATTATTCTTGGATTGTTTGGATTCGACTTTATGTCGGTCAGTTTGGTTGTTGTGATATTCATTTTTTAAATAGTAATGACCACTCGGTCGGTAAAGTTAATTTCTTTTCTAAGCTAAATCCAAATTGAGCAAAGAACTCAATCCACTTTTCTTCGGACTTAATATTTATATGACCCCAAGCCTCATCTTGCTCAGGAGTTGTGTAATAAGGAGTTGATGAAAATAAAAAATATTGACAATTTATATTGTTCATATAATCCTTGATTTGCTCATCGGTTAAATGCTCCATTACTTCAATGCTAACAACCATTTGACAATGGTCGGGATAATCAGTAATCTCTTGTAATATAACTCCTCTTTTATAAGCAAATTCTTGATGATATTTATTAGGCTCAATGCCATAATAATTAACTCCTTTCTTTTGCAAGCATTCTCCAAGCGTACCCATGCCAGCACCTATCTCGATTATGTCTTTAGCATATTCGATAATTATGTCAGCCGTTGCATCCATCAAATTATAATAATCAGGATTCTCGGGAGTTATTCCGTTTTGTACTTCAATATCAAAAAATTCTTTGTCGCTTACACGGCTCATATTATTGTTTCTTTTGGTAAAAATTGATTGCAATTTGTATGCCCTTCAGCTTGGCTCATTCTATAATCTCTACCAATTCCTTGAGCAACTGCCATAAAACTTGATTGATTGCCACTAACATATTTTGCACCTAATTGTAATTGAGCCAATTCTAAATAATCTTTAATTACATACCTTTCAATTAAATGTTTATACGGCTCATATTCAGATTCTAAACCAATGAAATAAACATTATCTGAATTGTCTTTTAAAAAATTAATTTCTTTAATCCAATCCGTAATTAAAGATTTATATCTTGGAGTTATATTAATAAAACTATTATTTGATTTTATTGGCTCAACTTTTAACCATCCTTGTTTCCAAGTTTCATCTATAATCTGAAAACTTTGCAAATGCAATTGTACTAAATGAGTTAAATGTAAATCTATATTTGAACGGAATAAATCTAAATTATATATTGTACCAGTCAATTCTCTGCCTTTTTTAACTTCGTGAATATATTCCTGAGATTCCAATAATGGCAAAATTGTGTCATACAAATGGTCGGGTAATTGTACATTAAAAATACCTCCGCCTAATGCCTTAATAGTGGGCAAAGAATAAATTACATCACCAGTAGCGCCACTATGATAAAAGTTATTCATATTTATTTTTAATTATCGATTTGCTCTAATTTTCTTATTGCCCATTCAATACCTTCAGTACCTCCCCAACAATCCCACATTAAGCCTCCGCATCCTTTCCCATAAGGAACATCTTTACTTTGCTGATGCCTTTTAAACGAAGCCATTCTTGCAATCGTATCTCTTGTAATATTTTCCCTATTTGCTAATTGATTTGCTCTTACTTTTCCTACTGGAGTTCCGCAACTTCCCCAACCATTTTCTTCAACATATTTTAACGCTCTCTTGGCATTGTTAACCGCTGACTCAGGATAGTCGTTATAACTATCAACAAAAGCAAACTTCATTGCTTTAGTATCCGTATTTATTTTTATTAAGTCAATCTCGGTTTGGTTATTATCATAATGTGTGCCAATTCCCAATCGCTTAATTAACATCCATTTGTATTGACCATTAGTAAAATAAACCCTTGACTTTGGTATTCTTAATCTTTCAGCTATTCGATAAACCTCTGAAGAATTATATTCGTTTCGCCTTGTTATGATATAGACTTCTTTGCCTTGCAAGATATTCCTTTTCGCAATCTCTTGACCTCTTGCCGTAGACAACGTGTCATCGAAATCAAAAGAAACCTTATTAATATCCGCTCGGTATTCTCCGCTTGCCAATATAGCCTTCCAAACTTCAGTTGCTTTTTCTTCCGTTTCATAAATACAAGCGCCATTACCGATGCGCCATTTTTCGTTTGAACATTTTATAACTGGCATTATTCTATTAGTTTAGAATAAATAGCAAATCTATCCTCATTAATTTTAAATAAATCGTAATGCTCACGCACATATTCAGCATTTGACTCGCCAAAATCCGTTCTCATTTGCTTTGAGAATACCATTCTTTTAATATCTCGTTCCCAATTGTCTACCCAGCACACCGTTGGAATGTCATCGTAAGGCGCTCGTTTAATTGCCATCAAGGGAATCCGTTTAGCGCCAGCCTCAAGTGCCTTTAAATTGGATTTTAATCGGTTAAATTTATTATCTAATAATGGAGCAAGTAATATGTCAGCCTCCAGGTAGAAATTCATATATAAATCTACGGGCATCGATTCAAGAATCTTGTGGTTTAATCTTTCTCCAGCAGTAAACCAATCAGCCATTTGCTTCCAATGAAACTCGTTTGCTTTATTCCACCCACAAAGAAGCATGCGTGTAGACTCCTTAAACGATTTAGACTTGGCTAATTCTCTAATCGGATTCTTCAATTGCCTCATGTCAGGAAAGTGAGTAATGCTACCCGTGTGCGCAATGTTAACAAATTCGTTTACATTTCTTACCGCAGTAAATTGGTCACGGTCAAATGGCAAAGCATTCGGCAGAATAAAGCAATTAGGATTTATCTTAATGATCTCAAGCCGTAATCGGTTGTGAGTTGTAGTAACCACATCAGCCACTTGAATATAAGTCTTGATTATTCTTGTGACTCCTAATGACCGATAGGTTGGCGCAGATAAATGCTGAGAAAATAACTCCCAATAGTCATCAATATCGACAACCAATTTAAAGCCTAACTTAGCCTTCCATTTTAATAAATCGGGCAATGGTATCAATTCACAAAATCGATTGACTACGACCACGTTTATCTGCTTCTCAATCAGCATCTCTTCGGTCATTGTATCCGTGATAATACAATACTCCTTTTTCATCACTGACAATGGTAACGCAAGGCGATGGTAAGTGACTCCCGAATGTCTACTTCCGACTGCGCAAATTCTTAGTTTGGACATCGTTTGGTTTTGGTTGGTTGAGTTTTTCAATATACTTTAATCCTTCGTAATGTGCTGACAATCTTTTAAGCATATCAAATACACAATTTCCACACCACGAATTTAATATAAAATCTTTATTCAAATATTTACGATAAATAACTGCATATTCTTCAAGCACATCTCGGTCAATGTTTCGAGTAAACCCTAAAGACACTGCCTCAAAGTTAATTATGTTGGCTTCTAAAAATGCTAAGTCTTGCTCGGTCATAGTTTTTCTATTTCTAATTTAACTTTAAACCAATAATTAACTAATGGATTTATATCTTCAGTTAATAAATTAATTATCTCGTCTACTGCAATTAATGCACATATTTTGGCTCTTGGATAATTTTTAGCTTCATCTGAATTATAAAAAACTGATGGCAAAGCATCTGCATATTTTTCAATCAGTTCTTTTGCTTTTGATTTCGGACTCATAGTTTGTTTATTAATCTAAAAAAGACTGCTCCTAATATCCCCGAACTAAATACGATTGCTATCCATTCTTGTAACTCAATAGGAATAACAATTAAAACGATTGCGCTCCAGGTACTTAAACAAGGAGTGCAACTGAACGGTTTAAAGTTCAATCCAAATGACTGATATAAATTAGTCATTGTAAAAAAGACTGCAAAGGAAACCGCTGCGATTATCGTTATCATTTATTTGTTTGGTAAATTTCATCCTTAACTAAACTCCAGTATGCTTGGTCATCTGCTTTAAGTTTCTGCTCAAGAACCAATGAACAAATGTAAAGTGCTAATTCAAAAGCAAATACTTTATTGCCACAAAAATAAAGTGCATTCGTTAATAAACTTTTGGCTTTCTCGTCAGGCTTCATCTCTTATTTTCTTTTTAATATTTGAAATCGTTTTGACTATGGACATATATGGAATGCCAGTCTTTCTTGAAATCTCCGTTTGATTAAAGTTTAATTCGACATAAGTATCGAGTAACATATCCTCATACCAAGATAGTTCTTTTCTTGCTACCTCCACTCGATTAAATAGCTTTTCTTTATATTCCTTAGATTCATCATCAATCTGCACTAATTCTTCTAATCCATCTATTGATTCGTATTTGGCTCTGAAATGCCTAAAGAATGGTTGATTCATTCCCGTTGAATAAATCATATTAAGCATACACCTAACAAGCCAAAACTTTAATCCGTTACTTCCGTTGTTATTGTAAATCGACCAAAATTTATCTTCGGTTATCGAGCAAAGATTAACGAACATTTCTTGCTTGAGTTCTTCCCTTAAATTTGCGGGGTGCATTTTCATCAAGGCTTGTTTAATCTCCTTTGAATTGTAAAGTTCCTCAATGATTTGCGACCTGGTCATTCTTTTGATTTTCTGATTATTTCAAAAACAAAATAAACGATAAAAGCCACCTCGATAATTCCTACCGCAATGGCTTCATAGATTAACCTTTCCACTTTTCGAGTTCTCTATTCAAATACCATTGAGCCTTTTCTAAATCTTGCTTCTTGTTTCCTTTTTTATCAGCCCGAAGAATGTATTTAACTACATTACCTAAATGAAATCCTAACTCAAAAAACTCAATGACTTCGATTGATTCAATGCCTCCTTTGCTCTTATAGTGCGGAGGCTGATTAACTAAGTCGACCTCTTCTTTGATAACTCCTTGATATTTAATGTTTTCCATATGCAAAGTTTACATTAAAGTTTGTGCAATTCCAAATAATCCTTAATTTTTTTTGTTTGTCGGTAAGCTGGTAATGATGAGCCATTTTTAATTTTGATTCGATTAAGGTTTATTTCAAGGCTATAATTTAAATCTAAATACGTTGCGCCTTCGATAACTACTTGAATCGTAGGTCGTTGTATTCTCATTGTAATCCACATAATAGCCTTTTTATAATTCTCGCTCAAATCTCATCTGCTTTAAATCTACGAATCAAACTTTCACAATCCTCAATGCTTCGTACAATCGCATAATAATAGCCGTGATTAATGGCTATCTGCTCAAATGCTTTTTGGTTTGGTTGCTGAGTTCCTTTGTCAATCTTAACCTCAACAAATAATCCTTTCCACTTCTTATTTGAAACCATCCAAAACATATCAGCAACTCCAGCCTTTGCGCCTTCCATTTTTAATTTGATTGCAACTAACCTATGCCTTGCACCTCCGTTTGGTATCGCATAATAGTAAAAGTCTTGTGTCCATTCTAACCATTTGCAAATTGCCACCTGGAGTTTGTGTTCGTGTTCGTTTCTCATTTTTGCAAGTTATAGATTTACTTTTTATCTAAATTTGTCAATTTATAGATTTACTTTGTTTTTTTATTTGCCATAAGTTTCGTTGTAATATTGTTCTGTATCTAAAACTTGTCCGTGACATTCAGGTGGAATTTCTCCATTCCATCCTTCGCCAGTTGACATAAATCCGTTTTCCCAAGCATCTTTTATCTGATATTTTTCTTTTCCTAATAGCATCCCTGCCTTTTTTATTACCGTATCTACATCCTCATCTTTCCATCCGCTTTTTAGCCAATGGATTAATTCTTGCATTGCTGTTTTATTTTCCATAAGTTTCGTTGTAATATTGTTCGCCTGATTCATATTTTTGTTTCCAGCTACCATCGGGTAAGTCAATGCAATAATCTCCTTTATCCCAAGCATCTTTTATCTGCTCTTTCTCCATTTGTTTGGCTTTATTGACATATTCAGATAAATCTGTTGAATCAATAAATGCATTGTAAAATTTAAGGGTAGGTGGCTTACTATAATCAATTTCATAGTCATCATTCATGTGATCCTCAAATTTTACCAAGATTTGTTCTACCAACCAATCTACTGCTGTTTGTTTATTTTTCATTAGTATTCTTTGATTATAGTCCTAACTGATTCTGTTTGAAAAAATTTAATATCAAATTCAGCGTTTTCTATTTTTTCATAATAGTTTCCAATATCAACCCATTCTTTTCTTTTACCCCAAGGAAAAAGTTTTACTTCTTTTAGCTCTTCAATTTTATACTTCACTCTGTATCCTATTTGACGCATATAAGGTAAACAACCTATTTCAGAAACTTTTATAATATCTGGTTCTTTAATTTCTATTATTCTATATTTTTTCATTATCTTATTATTTCTCATTGCTATTATATTTTAGTCTTCCGTGACTTGTGTAAAGTCTTAAATCAATTGAGTCTGGATAAATATCCTCTTGAGTTACTATTCCCCAGTCTTTTGCAATGACTGATTTTTTTTGTAATGTCCGATTATTTTTAATCGCACAATAATAAGCATAGCAAATTAAAGCCAGCGCAGTTCCGTAAATTAGTTTTCTTTTCATTTTTCATTTGGTTTAATAGTTCCATCATTATCAATATGACAATCAAATGTAACTAAAGAATTTATAAATTTAATATAACCTTGAGTTTTGCAATGCATTTTTCTTTCCTCAATATCCTGAATACCAGCATATTTATTCCATAATTCAATTCTTTCTTCTTTTGAAATTGTCTGAATCTTAAATTGCTCCAAGTAATCAAATAGAATTGATAAACCTCCAGCGATAAAATTAAATTTCTTATCGTTCTTTTCGCAGTATCTAATCTGATTAGCATACTCGTTAGCCGTGTCAATCGCTTGTTTCATTAATTCTTGGTCACTTGGTTTTTCTTTCACTTGTTCAATGGGTTTAGGTAAGTTTTTAATCTCTTGTCTTGCAAATTCTAAATAAGCACTCATAATTCTTCCAAAGTATTCACAAGAAAAATTTTCGTAGCATTTAGAATCGATATTTAACTTTCCAGCAACTGCCATTTCAAAGGCTAATTTTATTTCTTCGCAAGTATTATTACCAAAATTTGATTTAACAAAATTGGTTAATACAAACTTTTCTTCTTCGGTAGGTAGATTGCTTCCTCGTAAGCCAACCAAAAGCATCGAGTAACGTAATGCTTGCTTTATAGTATCTTCGTTACTTACACGCAAAGTAATGGAACTTTGTGCTTGTCTTATTGCAATTGCATTACCACTTCCGTAAGGCTTCCATTCTTGCGGCACTTGTTCCGAGTTTCTCAGTTGTATTTCCATTGTTGCTAAATTTAGTTTTGTTTTGCATCCAAGTTTTTACTCTGCGACTAATTTCAAAAAACTTTTGACATTCCCATCTTTCTTTACCTTGAATATTTTTTTCAGTCCAATAATAAAAAAAGTTTGAGTATTCATCTTTTAATTCGTGAAGGTGTGGAGAAACCATTTCAGAAAAACTTGCTTTTACTACTCTTTCTTTATTATTAGTATATATATTATCTTCTTTTTTACTATAATCTTTATTACTATTATTTGATTGTTTTCCTATAATAGGATTTTCCTCATTAGGTTTTCCTATTATTAGGTTTTCCTCAATAGGAATTTCATATAGTAGGTACTCAACAACCCAAAAACCTTTATTATTTTGGTATCTATTTCGTGCTAAATACCCAAAATTTTCCAATTCTTTTAAGGCAGAAATTACACTTGGTAAACCTTCCTTTACTTGTTTAGAAATACGTTCAGCAGAAAACTCCCAGTTGTCAGGCTTTGATTGAATATAGGCATACATACCTTTTGCCTTAAAAGAAATATGAATGCTATTAAGCAAATCATTAGGTATCGTTCCGTACCTATTTTTAATAATTAATTTTCCCATAATATATTAAAATAAAAATGCCTCATAAATCCATTGGCTCACTACTTCCAATTTCAATACAAGGCATTTAAGACTTTTTATCGCTATAATGTAGTGAGGCGATTGTTTACAAATATAAAAAAACTAAACCGATTTGCAAAGCCTTTTAAGAAAATATCCAGCATAAATCGGATGGTCGTTTTCAAATAACCTTGCATAGTCAGAAGTGAAATTATTATTGACTTTGTACCTATCATTCCCTTCGACCATTGTATGCCATCGGATGACTTCGAATATCTGCTTTGCTCCGAGCCTTACATATCCTCGATTGATTAGCTGATATGCCAAGCGCTTAAACTCTATGTAAATCTGAGGATTCTCTTCGTGATACTTTTTGAAACTTGTTTTCATTTGGTTTAAATTTTGAGGTTTGATATAATTTCTTGTAATCCTTTTGCAATTGCTTACTCAAATGGTCTTGCCATTGGTTGAATGTTAGTTCTTTCATCTTAATAAATCCACGATTAAATAAAATATCCATACTGCTATAATTCCAGCGATGCCGACCATCGTGAGAAATTCTGCCGTTTCGTTAGAGTTGTTCGATTTGCCCTGATTTCTCATCTTGCATTTGTTTAGCTATTAGTTGAACTTCTCTCATTACTTCGGGATACTTTACATATCCACTTTCTCTATTCCTGGTATTCCAGTACACCACTTGTTGAACGTTCAAAACATTCCATTCTCTTGCGCTAAATGGCAAGATACCTTTCTTGTTTAAGCTATCGGCAACTGCCTGATGTATATTACTCTTTTTTATCTTAATCATTATAGTATTGTTTTTTTGATTGATGTTGTACTTGACTTAGCTGGAGGAAAAAACTCAAAGGATTCGCCAGTTTCCTCATCTACCGTAATTGTCTTATTCTTAATCCCTTTACAAAACTTCTCGACTTCCTTTTGCTTTTCTTTTAACTCATCGATTTGGTCTTGTAAATCTACCCATTGCTTGGTTGCACTAAAGTCGTATTTCGTTCCGACTTCTGCAACTTGCATCTCAACGTTATGAACTTCGAATCGACCTTTGTCATATTTAAGTAATTCATCGACTGCGCTTTCCTTTAATGTCTTCTCCAGTTCAGAGAATAACAACTGGTACTTCGATGCGATTGCAAGCAAAGACTTTATGTCCTTGCCACCTTCTTTTACTCCTTCGTTAATCAAATGAACCAAGTGATTAATCTGAGCCTTGCTCATATCTTGAATAGGGTTATGACCGAATAAGCCTATCTCAAATTGTTGTGGATTAAATTGTATTTCTTCCATCGTTAAAAAGGTAAATCGTTCTCGACTAATGTAGCACTTGGAGAATCATAAACTGGCATTGGCTTAGGTGCTTGTGCAGTAAACCCTTCCGTTCCTTTAATTTTAAAATTGCCCAAGATTGGCGCATTACTTTCGGGAGTCTTAACTCCATCTTGTGTCACAAAACCGAAGTTTCCGTAGTTGTCAGCATCTTCTTTTAAGAATCCGCTGATGTTAAGGTAAGTACCTTTCTTACCCTTGTACAATTTAGACTTGTCTAACAAATCTACGTTAATTGAAATGCTTACTAATTTGCTCATTTGATTATTGGTTAATTGTGAAACTTAATTTTTTAGTTGTTAACAATGGTAATATATTTGGATTTGATTTAATCTCATTTAAGTAGTCATTGTAAAATGATTTACAACCTTCGATTGAATCAAGACTGTCAATTATAGTCTTATAATATTGCAATGGCTTAGTTTCTACTTGTAAACTTTTTGCCTCCTCTTTGCCGTGAGTATTTGTCGCATCTGAATCCTTTGTGTCATCCAATGCAAAAAGTCCGTTAAGTGCATACTTTCGAGCATAAGAACTACTCGCTCCAGTTACCTGACTTCCATCCATTCCTTTCTTGCTTTCTTCTTCTCTTGCATAGCCATCCGTAGAATATGTTTCCTTGCCGTTTGAGAGAGTCGCAGTAGCTTTAATGTAATATCTATCGCCTACGTTTATTATCGTGTCGCTAATCGTAATAGAATAACCCATCGGATTAACTACTTGCTTGACTGCTTCAAGGATGTCCTCAGCACTTCGGTAGTTGTATTTACCAAATGAGTTGAATTGCCCTTTAGGTGCTTTTACCTTTGCTTGAATTTCTGCTAATTTGTTTTCCATTTTTAGTCTTGGTTTAACTCTATGAATTTTGATTTGTAAACTCTTTCTTCTCGATACACTTTAGACCAAAAGTCCTCAAGTCCTTCGCAAAACCAGGTGCAAGTATAGAACCCAGCTTCATCTTTGAATTTCGCTGTATACTTTTTCATATCCCTGAGATTATAGGTACGATGTGCCAAAATAAAAGATATCCAAATATTGCGATTGCAATGCTACCAAGTAAACCTTCTCGGTCAGTTTGGTAAAAGTCTTTAAAAAACTCGATAATTTTTTTCATTTGATTGTTGGTTTAAGATTGCCGAAGAATCCGCTTCGGCTCGGGTTTATTTATTCAGATACTAAAGTTGATTTTTCAATTATGAATCCAAGACTAATTAATTCTAAATATAATTTAACGTTCTTGTCTTTGTAGTTTTTAATTGCTTTTTCAAATGAAGCAAAGTCTTTATAAAATGGTCTTCTTAATGTAGTTACTTTAGCTACTGAAACTTGGTTTCTATTGCCATTTGAAACAATAACTCTCCATTCTGATTTTCCAAAAGTAGTTGTGTAAGATTTGTAAGTTGTCATTTTTTTATTGGTTTAAGTTTATTTTCTTGTTTGTTGATACAAATATATACCTAATATTTTAAATAAAAAAACTTTTTATAAAATTATTTTAATTATTTATTTAACGGTCATATAAAACAAAAATCCCCACCGATATGACCGATAGGGATTCTATTTACTTAAACCTATTTAACCTTAAACTAACTATGAAAAGACAAACTTACAAAATTTTCCCGTTAATTATCTGAATATTATTAACTTTTGATTTTCCGTTATCAATTTCAACTATTGCAAAGCCGTGTGTATGTTGATTATATGGCATATACTTAGGGTTTAATGATGTTAAACAACCAGTTGAATAAGTATTAATATATTGTCCAAACCCATTCTTCTTAGTTGTAACGGTTTTCCTATGAACGTGACCCATTAAAGTATTGCAAAACATTTTATTAAATAATGATTGGCTCGGATTTAATCCACCAGTGCCAAACCCTTCATGACCGTGAATCACTAACAAATCGCCCATCTCCATACCTTGCCAATCTTCAATCATTGTAATCCCTAACTTATCTAATCTAAAAAATATATCAAATTGTAAGTCGTGTAACTGCGCAAACTCTTCCGCTTGTAATTGTAATGACCTGGCGAATCGATTCTCGTGGTTGCCTAACTTATAATAAATTGGAATTGTTCTAAATATATCCCTTAACTTTTGCAAGAAATCCCGATTCATATCGACCTCCCTTTTAAAATCTCGCATATCTTTTTCCTTCTCGTGCCTAGAAATAGAATAAAAGTCTTGGATGTCCCCATTCAGATACAAGCAGTCAATCTCTTGCTCCTTTAAATGCTTGATAGCACAAGTTAATGCCTGAAGGTCGTGATAAGGAAAATGTATGTCAGATAGTATTCCAATCTTCTTTAAATGGCTTGGCAGTTTAGCGGATACATATTCCTTGCCAATGCTTTCTTCGATGCCAAAGTTATCTAACGCATCAAGATTATAGTTTGCAACTACTGGAGGAATAACTTTATTAATTTCTTGAGCCGACCTATCTCTTGATAATATATTCTTTTTAATCATAAACTTTCTTAATGATTCGGCATTTTGGTAGCCATACATCTCATAAAATTGCTTATGAAAATCATTTTTACTCATATTTGTCGAGTAGAAATGTTCTTTAATCTTTAATATTTTATCTTCCGTTTTCATATTCTTCCATTAAAACATCGACCAAAAATTCGATATTGTTTAGCACTTTCATTCTTAATACAAAACCAGCGTCATCAACGTGTTCAATGTTTTCTAAGACATCCATCATTGTAAACAATAAATCATTTGCTCTTGATTTTGGTTTTTCCACTGGCTCTATGTCAATTGTATACATGGAATATTCTTAGATATAAGTAACCAAAGATTATCAATCCTTGAAAAATAATGGTTAAGATACACCAAGTTGGAATGATATTAGTTATTTTTTCTTTATTAGTTGATAAACTATCCGTATGCAAACTTGAAACGTACATATTTCGATAGACATTTTCGATTGAATCGATGTTTACGGTTGCTTGAATATTTCCCTTGTAAGACCTTATAATTATCTTGCCTTGTGGAACGGTTATCTTTGAATAGAAAGTGTTTAAGATGCCCGTAGAATCGCAAGGATTCTCAATAATTAGCGTATCATATACCGCATTGAATTTAGTTATTACTTTATAATCGTGAATTGTGTCAACACGAATCTTTTCTTTTTCGATTATAACCGATTTTTGTGGCTTACAAGAATAAAAAAAGTTTGCAATTAGCAAACTAATGAGTAGTTGTTTCATGAAAAGTAAAGTTCGGATTCTGCTTGTCTTCTTAAGGTAAGTCCATTTAAAACTTTGCCTCCACTCTTATTCCATTTTAAAAATTCTAATTTAATTGACTTATCATTTGGGTCGGCATTTACTTTCTTTAATAATGTGCTTTTCTTTAAAGCGCCTGCGCCCACATTATAACATATCGAAACCAATGAGTCGAACTGATTTTGATTAATGTCATCACGACAAAATGAGTCAACGCTCCTTTCATAATGTTTAATAACATTTAAAAAAATATCGGTTGCTCTCGCTTCGCTAATAGGTGCATCGGTCATTTTAACCTTTGTGCCATCTTCGTAATAAGTGCAACCGATTGATATTGTTGGGATACCAGCGGGACATAAATAAGGCTTGAGTTTAACTCCCTCAAACCTCTTTATTAGGTTTAGTCCTTTTTGGCTTATTTGGTTGACTTTCATCTAGTTTTGCTCTTAATTCTACATTCTCAGAACGTAGGTTATGAATCTCAGTTGTTAATGATTCCACTTTATCTTTCAAATCAGCAACCTCAGCTTTTAAATCAGTTGCCATTTCTCTCCAAATTTTTATTGCTTCTTGAACGTTGGTAATCTCGGAAGATTGTACCTCAATTTTTTCTTTCTTTCTACCAAATAGCCAGGTAATTAATGAACCAAATAAACCCGTTACTCCTGGTATTACTATCTCTTCCCAATCGTTCATTATTCGCCTTCAATTTCAGGTGCAACTTCTTCTTCTAAAGTTTCCTCCAAAGGAACTATTTTCTTTTCTTCTAAGCCTAATGTTTCTAAAGCCCATTTAACTATGAATGAATCATCGA